GTAAGTACCTCCACGTTTCTTATACTCTCGTACAAGCCACGCATTAGCATAAGCACTAGGATATACCTTGAACTTACGCTTGGCTTCGGCTTTTACTCTAGCGTAAAGAGCTTTATTTACAGGAACATTCACTACGTTTCTTACCTCCCTTCTTTTTTTTCTTCTTTTTCTTAGTTGTAGAATGATACATGATAAGAATTAGGTAGTTCTTAGTATATTCTAAACGCAGTTTGACCTAATGTCTCTGGTTTTGCCAAATTGAATTGTTGGAGACAAAGATAACCAAAAGCATCAAAAGCATGGTCAACTCCCAGATTTTTATTTGGTAAACCAGTATTAGGTGCATAAGTCAAAGTTCTAAGTGCTTTTATCAATTCTTTACAACGAGGATGAATAAAAGTTCTTCGATCTCCATTTGCATCAAGCAACGCAGTATTAACAGCAGTAATTTTATCTCTTATCCTCCAAGGTGATTTAGGACTCATAACAGTAAAACCATTTCTTCTTAAGATCGTATGATCTGTAACTCCAACCCCACTAGTCTTTCTTGCACTACCCGTTGGGTCAGGACAAGCAATAACTCTTCGATCTACCCCGTATCTTCTTACAACTTCCTCTGCAAAATCCCAAGTAGTAGCACCACCTGTCAGCATAATCTCATCAAAGACATATAGTGTATTATTATGCTTTACAGCACAGATTCCTGCCATAGGATCAACGTTAAAATCCAACCCAATTAACAAGGGAAGCATATGTAAATCAGCTACTTCCTTATCAATATTTTCATCACTAAAACTAATAGCAACCAAACCAGTTAAATTTTCAAAACTTGCTTCAAATTCCTGTCTAAATGTCCTTGCATCTAACTGACCTCTAGCTGCTTCAACTTCCTCTGGCTTTACATTACCTCCCTCAATAGTCGTAAAGCTCCATCTCTGCCAATCATCCAGTTCCTGTTCACCACAAAAGCACCACATATCATAAAACCAACTGGCAGTACCATCAGGTGTTGATATAAAAAGTGCCCATCCTTGTTTATCAGCTAAAGCTGGTCTGATAACTTCAGCCCATACATCTCTTTCCATGAAAGCAGCTTCATCCAATACAACCCCTGCTAAACTTCTTCCCCTTAATGCCATAGCATTTTCAGTACCCTTCAATTCAATACTCGATCCATTTATCAAATCTATCCTTAAATCTGTCTCATTTTTACTCTGAATCCAAGTCTTAGGAGTCAATCTTTTCAACTCCTTCCACGCAATATCCTTTGCCATACGATAAGTAGGAGCACAATAGAAATATACCTCCCCAGGCCTCTTAATAGCACCTCTTAACAGTTCAATACAACTCAAATAACTCTTCCCAAACCTTCTTCCAGCAACCAACAACCTAAATCTTTTCTCACTATTAAACACCTCCCCCTGTGCATACCTTAAACTGACCTCATTTAAGCTCATATCACCCTTTTTTTCATAATATTACTCATTTTCTTTCGCATTTCATACTTTTAAGGCTATTATCGAAATAATAACCCCCATCACAACCTCTATCGTGGCTGAATCTTTTATAAATAACCTAAATTACGACCTTCCAGCTCCTCAACGTAAACCTCGTGTACAAAAATATACAGGAGGCTCTAACTCAAGAGCAGTTATAGAAGCTCGTTGCCAACGCCTATACTCAAAACAGCTAGAAGGTAAAACAACCCGTCAACTAGTCATAGAACACTCTCAAAAAGAAGGCATTTCCTTAGTAACAGGTTGGCAAGATTGGAAAAAAGTTAAAGAATGGAATGATGAAGACTGGCTTAAAGAAAGAGATAAAATGATTCCTCGTCTTCAAGCAATGCGTATGAGACTCTTCAACAAAGCCATATCAAAAGGTCAACTTCAAACAGCAGCACAAATCTTAGACTCCCTTGGCAAAGTAGTAGGTGAATCCGTTGAAACAGTTAACATTCAAGCTCCAGAATTAGCTATTCGCATAGAACCAAAGCAATAAAGTTACACAGAATATATTTAAGTTACCCACGCCCAGGTTATCAGGAAAAAATTTTCTAACCCTACCCCATAGCTATAAAAATAAATAAAAAATTTCTTTAATATCCATAGTAATAATTGATATATTTTGATATACTTAATATTAAGGATATAGATATTTACTAGTATCTAAAATCCTCTTAGACAAGTCAATTATCTTTAATTGATAAATCTAACCAAGTCAGCTTAAAAGCTTTTACAAGCCTAATAAAGCTAAACATATTAAAATTATTTAATCAAACATGATCAAACATTTATTTTTATATGTGAGTATCGGATCAATTTTCTATTTGGGAATGTCCGATAGTTTGCTCAAGTCTCAAAAGATCCATTGTAGAAATGGAGTTGAAATGGCTTGTAATTATCTTGAGGTTAAAAATTAATCATGAAAAAATTTTTAAACTTTGAAGAATACAATACAATTCTTCTTGCTGTAAATTCTTCTACAGATTTTGTACTTCATGGAAGAAGTAAGAAAAAAGAATTTTATGATCATTTATTTAATAAATTATTTTCTATACAAGAAGATGATTTATTAAAAAAAGAAGAAATCAATTATCCAATAAGTAACTCTTAATTGAGTTACTTTTTTTTATTCAAAATTATTTAATTAAACCTATGAAAAAATTAACTTTTGAAAAATGGGAATCTAAATATTATGATGTTCCCTTTATAAAACCAAACTTTGATTTATTGGAATCAATGGGCGTTGATACTTATATGGTTAATTGTTCCCAAGATACAGAAGATGGAAAAACAAAATATGTAAGAGTTTTTCATTATGGTGGATGGTATGAAATTTTAGAAAATGGGAATCATTATTTATTACTTGGGAATAATGATTGGTTAGGCAAAGAAGAAGAAGTTATTAAGACAATGAAAAAAGAGTTATATGATTGGGCATCAACTGAACTTTCAAATTTTGGAGAATAAGAAAAATGAAACAAGCATATTTTTATTTACCATGTGGTAATAATTTAGATTCTGAGAGTCCCAATTTTAGGGGATATTATGATGTTAAACAATCTTGGAATGGTTGGAAGTGTCCAAAATTTGAAGAAGAAGAGTTTAACAAAATAGTTGAATATTACACTAATAAAGAAACTAATACGGAAGAAATGATTGAAGAAATAATTGAATTTTGTGATAAGAAAAAGAATAAAGTAATTATTAATAATAAAGAATATTATGACTTTGGAAGTATGGTTTTATGTTGGGGAATAATTGATAAAGAAGATATTATTCAAAAATTATATAAACATTGTTTCAAAGATAAGGAATATTTAGGAGAAATATTATTTGAATATTTGGAACTATTAGAAAATCAAGAAATTGGATTATGTGGAATAGTTGAAACTTTAGAAGATAGAGGTGTAAGGATATGATAAGAGAATATAAACACCACAATCCAAAACTATATAAACCATTAATGAAAAAACTATTAGATAGTTTAGATAAAGAATGGTATGACTCATGTTATGGGAATGATCTTGTAGCAAGTGTAAGTAGGAATATTAGTAATGATCATGTCATGACTATTTATTTTCCTAACAGTAAAAAAAGTGATGTAGATAATGAAATATTTAATACGTTTGAAATATGTGAAAATGTATTTAAAAGTTGTGATTCTATAAGTTGTGAAAATGTAGAAGAAGTAATTAAGAAAATAAAAGAATTAGAAAAATAAAAAAAATAATAATAGTTGCTTAAAGGGATATTAGTAAAATCCTTTTATGAAACTATTTTATAGTTTCTTATTCACTTATTTATTTAATTAATTATGAATTCAAAATTATTAGCATTCCTGGAAGACTTAGTAAGTCAAGAGAGGATGATTAAGTTCAATGAGAATAAATATCATGAGAATGATATTAGCGAAAGCTTAAAGGCGCAGAATGAGAGAGAAATAAGATTATGTGATGAAGTTTTAAATGAAATCACAAAATTACAAAACATAGGAGAAATTTAAAAATGATTAAAACAAATAAAAAAGTAATTCATTTAATACATGGGTTACTTGCACTTAGTGCAGTTAATAATGCTAAAGACCTGGAAATGGTTAAAGACGCATTAAAGAGAGCTAAAGAAGAATTAAGCGATCATGAAATATTGATAGCATATTATGCTTTTGAAGCTCAAAAAGAATATATGGATTATTTAAAAGATGTATATAAAAAAATAAAATAATTTACTTTAAATTTCAAAACTATTTAATTAAAAAAATGAATTTATTAAAAATGAGTAAAGGTAATGCAAAGTTATCAAAAGATACTTTGATATTATCTATATCAGCTGGGATAACCTGCCCTGGAAGTAACAATTGCAAAGCATGGGTTACATTAAAAGATGATAAGAGAGTATTAAAAAGAGGTCCTAAAAGTATGTTTACATGCTTTGCCGCTAGTGAAGAATTACGTTATCCGAATGTTTTTAAATCAAGGAAATATAACTATGATTTAATTAACAGTTATGTTATTAAAAAAGATTTAAAAGGTTTAACTGATTTAATTAATAAATCTATTCAAGCTAATAAAAAAAATATTACTAAAGTCAGAATACATGAATCTGGAGACTTTTTTAATATTATTTATCTTAAGGCCTGGTTAAATGTAGCTAGGTTAAATAAAGATCTTAAATTCTATTGTTATAGTAAGAGTCTTAATTTTTTCTTGGAAGTGTTACTGCCTAATAATTTTTATATGGTGGCAAGCTATGGTGGACGTTATGACCATCTTATAGATACAGGATATTTCCCAAAATATTCAAAAGTTGTATTTAGTGAAGACGAAGCAAAGAAACTTAATTTAGAAATTGATAAAGATGATAGCTTATGCTTTGGAAATAAACCTTTCGGTTTATTACTTCATGGACTACAGGAAAAAAATACACCATCTGGCGAAGCTTTAAAACTTATCAAACGTAATAAAAAACAATTAGTAGAGGTTAAATAATGAATAATCAAATAAATAATTTATTTCAAAAATCAATTAACTTAGATCAGATTAAAAAACTTGATAAAAAACAATTAAAACAAGTTTTAAAAATTTTAAAAAAAATAAAATAATTCATTTTGATTTTAAATAATTAATTAAAAGTAAGTTAATCAGGATATCTAAGTTTTTATCACTTGATTCAAACTTATTTAACCTGATTAAGTGTTTTTTAAGCTGTTTATCGTCATGAATGTCATGATCATGAATGAATTGTTTAATGTAGCTCATATTAAAGGCGAAATTTGATTAGTAAACTAATAATATGATATCATACATACATAACCTTATATCATTTAATTATGAATGAAACACAAAATCATTTAATCGTGATGAGACACCGATTAAGTGAATTAATGCCTGAATATCAGGTAACGATTATTAATTTAATCAATCATTTAGCGTCACATAATCACACCTATAGAGAACACGCTATGCAAAGACTTGAAAAGATAAGTAATGAAAATCCCTATGTTGATGATATAGAAGGATTTGAAAAGCTTTTAATCAATGAAGAAACCTGCCCAGAGGATGATGACGAATAAAAATGAATCAAGGGATGATTGTATTGCAGCGATTAAAGAATGTATAAAAGATGATTTACAGAAACCTGAAATTATTAAAAAAATGATTGATGATTATCCAGGTGTACATAAATCAACTTTTTATACATATTACGATGTTGCACAGGATCAATTATCTGATGAAGATTTCGTTTCAGGTGCCTGTATTATCGAAACTGAAAGGCAGATTAAAATCCAGCTTAAGAAACGTCTTATTGCAGATCTTGAAAAGGATTATGATACAGAAACTGATCCGACATTAAAACGAAACTTAAGAAATGATTTACTTAAGTTACTTAAACAATTTTAAACACGAATTCGCTAACGAAAATGATTAACAAGTACTACATCACAGAATCAGCAATTATTAAAAGAGTTTATTCTGTTCAAGCTAATTCAGAAGAAGAAGCTAAACAAAAATTCAAGCAAGGAATATGGTTTTCTTTCGCTAGATTTACTGATTCATCTCAAATAGAAAATGTTCAATTTATTCAGAAGGTAAAAAAATGATTGATAACCCATTAGAACAGCAAACTTTAGAGACTCTTGACGGTCTTTATATCAATGAAAAGTTTGAAGAGCATTGTTCTGATGCTGCTAAAGAATTAGCTAAAGATAATAATCTCAATCCAGATTATTATGAACCTTTTATAGAGTTTTACATTGAAGAATGTAGAGAATCAGATAGAGGTTATTTTTTCGGTGATCAAAAATATATTATCGATCTCTGGTGGGATCATAATAAAGATCTGTATGAAACTAAAACACCTTATATAAAATAAAAATGAATAAAAAGAAACTAGAAAAAGAACATCATGCACAGATTTATAAAATGTGTACTCAAAGATTAAAAAAATACTTTATCGATGCTTTTTATAAAGATGATGCAATAGATAAAATAATACATATTTGTTTATCTCATATGAAATACAAGCATATAGTTAAATTTTATGATGTATTACAAAAGGATGGTTTTGATAAATATTAACTAATTTTTTATATATTCATTAATAGCAGTTCTAACCTGGTGAGCGATGGGGATTCCTTCTTCATCGCTTTTATCTTTTAAAGCTTCATATTGTTTGATAGTAAAATTACAAACGTATCTTATGTAGTCGGTTTTAGGTCTAGGCATTGATATCAAAATATATGAGATATATATAACATAACATAAAAAAGACTACCAGGTATAAAACTGATAGCCTGTTATGTCTAACAAACAACATCATCACTCGTGTGCTAGTGACTAATTGCTTATGAATGGGTTAATTACGTCATGAAATAAACGTTGACTCCCCAGACATCCTCGATGGGAACTCATATACATCTTTGAATGAAATAACCAAGTTACTTAGAGTCATCAGTAACATTTCTATCAAAGGAGCAGCAACTGTTTATATTATATATCAGATAGTTGATATAAATGTAAAT